CTGATGCTGTCTAACAATCCAAGCACTCCCATATGAAAAAATTACTGACACACTGGAGCATGGCGTTCATAACGCTGGCCGCGATCACGTTCCTGGGACTCAAGGAACCACAGGTCAAGGAGATACTGAGATTGAAAGCGTTCGACCTGCTGTTGCAGTCAGAGACCAAGCAGGTATCACAGGACGTAGGTGTGATAACCATAGACGAGAAGGCCATAGAGAAATATGGACAGTGGCCATGGAAGAGGGACATACTGGCGGAAGTCATATACAAGTTGCGAGAAGCAGAAGTGGGCATCATAGTCCTGCCCATATTGTTCTCAGAGGAAGACAGATTGGGTGGAGATGCTGAATTGGCAGAGGTTCTGCAGTATGGCGTTGTGATATCACAAGTGGGCACTACCCAGACAAACAAGAATGCAGTGCCACGTGGAGTGGCCAAGATCAATAACCCAATGCCATGGCTATACACGTGGCCGGGTATGCTAGGACCTATACCGGAGTTGGGTCAAAAAGCAAGTGGTGTGGGTGTTGTGAACACTGTACCGGAAGTGGATGGTGTGGTACGTAGGATGCCGTTGATAATGAGAGTGGGCGACGAGACCTACCCGGCGATGGCAATAGAAGTGATAAGAGTGGCCGTTGGTGCACCGAGCTATCAGATAAAGGCGGGCGAGGGTGGAATCATAGCCATGCGTGTCCCTGGATACCCCACGATAAACACAGACGCAAACGCCAGGATATGGTTGAGATGGAACAAGGAATATGAAACCATAAGTCTAGCCGACATAGACCAAGCCTCGAAATTCAAAGGACGAACAGTCATAGTGACCCCAACGGCAGAGGGATTGAATTCCATAGTAGCCACACCACTGGGAGAGAAGTACATGTATGAAATAACAGCCAACGCACTGCAGACGGTGTTGGATGGCAAACAAATCAAGAGGGTGGACATCAGTGCCCTGGTTGAGATAGCCATTGCTGTATTTGTAGGTGTTTTGATAATAGTGGCCACGAGATTTTTGCCTTACTGGGCAATAGGTTTTACACTGGCAGTATTGTATAGTGGAAGTGTGTATGCCTCTTACTTTGTGTTCCACAGGTACTCATTGTTGGGAGATGCCAGTTGGGTTATTATTACACTGACTGCCGTAGGATTCCATTCTGTGTTCAACAGGTTCATACTAGAATTCCAACAGAAACAACAGATCAAGAAACAGTTTGGCTCTTACCTGTCACCACACATGGTGGCGCAACTACAGAAGAATCCAGACCTGCTGAAGTTGGGCGGTGACTCCAGAGAACTGTCAATTATGTTCACTGACGTCAGGGGATTCACTGCCATATCAGAACACTATGGCGAGGACGTGCAAGGCCTCACAAAAATCATGAATAGATACATGACTGCTATGACGAAGGACATTCTGGACAACAAGGGCACCATAGACAAGTATATTGGTGATGCACAGATGGCTTTTTGGAACGCACCTATCGACGATTTGGATCATGCGGAGAACGCCGTGTGGACAGGGATCAAAATGTTAGACAGCCTCAATAAGTTCAACGAACAAGTACAGCAGGAAGGTATACCGGCTTTTGGAATGGGATTGGGTATAAACACTGCGGAAGTTGTGGTCGGCAACATGGGATCCGACCAACGCTTCGACTACACTTGCTTGGGCGATGGCGTGAACCTTGCGGCGAGACTTGAAGGCCAATCCAAGACCTATGGGGTGTTGATTGTGCTAGGGCCAGAGACAGCACGCCAGGTCCATAACAAAATAAATGTTTTTGAACTTGACTGTATTGCCGTGAAAGGCAAGACGATAGGAGTCAAGATATACACAGTGGCCAAGGAGTCCGAACACCACAGGCAGTTTCTTGAATCGTATTATTCCGGGGATTGGAAGGAAGCACTGAAGCGATTGGACACTGCCAAGGGGTTCCACAAGGACATGACAGATTACTACGCTAACATGAAGGCACGTATCCAAGACGGCAAACCAAAGGATTGGGACGGCACTTACAAGGCCACAAGCAAATAAACAGATGCCTATAGATTGGACGCCACCTGTCATTATCAATACTGTGAACGAAATTTGGTCACACAGGGGTTCACCTGTTGGTTTTTGTTTTGAAAGTCCCGACAAGAAGTATAGGTATGTGCCCGTATCGAAATGCATGAGCGATACACTCAGTACATGGTGTGATGCAAACGGTTGGAGCAGAATAACGGATTTCAACGTGGAAACAAATCTTGAATGCAAATACATAGTGGTACTGCGAGATCCTGTGCAAAGATGGTGTTCAGGAGTGGAGATGTGGCTCAAAACTGAACATAGTGATATAGATACAATCTCAGACGATGCTTGGTCAATTTGTCTAGATACTATGCTCCTTGATCCTCATACAGAAAGGCAGTGCATAAGTTATCACGGACTTAACTTGCATCACATAATTCCAATCAATTTTGAAAGTCCTGACTTTTTTATTTTCAAACGAAGACAGGCTTCTGCAAGAACTGAACTTTCCGTGTTATATCCCTTCAAAGGATTGACTGTTAACAAGAACGAAGAAAGATCTCGTCCCGATAGGATTGTAAAATTTCTCAAAAACGAGAGGCAGATACAAAGATTGCAACACGTTTATAGATATGATTATTATTTGAGACACTGGTTATTAGACATTGAACTGCCAAAATTCGAAAATATGGATTATAATGATCCTAGTATTTGGAAAGATTGACAAACTTACCAAGAGGCACAATTTTAGTCTGATTTTTTCTCTTGGCCTGTGGAGTCGAAGCTCTCAGACTTTGACTTGTATTTGGCCAGTATCTCATCCAGTTCATCTGAACGGCCGGACTTTATTATCTCATCCTTGTATTCCAACACCATTGACAGTTTGGTGTTCAATCTTATCATGTCATTGTCCAACATACGGATACGGTCAACCAGTTTGATCAGTGTGCTTGAAGCACTGCCCAACACAGGTTTGATCTCCTCGGTCACCCATTTCCAAATGTAGTACACGAAGTATCCAAGTCCCATGGCCGCCACGATGGGGAACCCAAAATCTTTTATCAGTGATGCCAATCCCATGCTCATCCTTGCACCCCTCTGGGTGCTTGTTCCCTCACGGGCTGATTAATCTCCACACCTATCATCATGCCACATATCAAACCAAGCAGGAAAACCAATATCGTCACCTTGTGCATCTAGTCTCTCCTCGCATCGTCCTTGCCCTCGTTGGCCGCGATACGTTCTGCGTTTGGTCTGATCTTGAGCACGTAACTCAACAGTGCGTCTATCTTGACCAGGTCATTGTTCATGGTCTGCACCCTGTTGTCCAGTGCACCTATGATGGCCTTCAGTGTGTTCACACTGCCTGTTACCGATGCCAAGATGAATTTCAACGTGATGAACACAAACGCACCCGCCGCCAGGGCACCTGCTATTGGGAAACCCACTTCTGCGATCAATGTTACGAAATCCATAATGTGCGTGTATTTACCAAAACACAGATGTGCTAGTTTTACACATTTTGCCTGTACGTAAATACTTGTATGAAATTTATTTTGGTGGTTTATATGTGCATTGCCGGTGCCTGCGAGAGTGTGTACGAGTTAAAAAAATACGACACAAAAGTATTGTGTGAGGCCGCCGGCGAAGAAGTCAAAATTTATGCCATGGAGAAATGGCCTCAGAGTTCCGGTAAGATGTATTGTCTTACTGAAGATGAATTCAAGCAATACCAAGACTACTACAAGATAGGCGAAGATACCTAATTTAAGTAGCATCATAACATCATTTAAATAACAGCATGGATTACTACTGTTCCCAAAAATTCACTGACCTGCAGGTACATGTGCAGGGCAGATTGCTGTATAACTGTTGTAAGGCCTATCCCGAAAGAGTAGACCTAGACTGGTTGGAGGCCAATCCCGGCAAGTTGTTCCACACGGATACCATGTTGGAAGATCGGGAACTGATGTTAGACAACAAGTCCTGTGCGTCTTGTCATTATGGTTGTTACAAGTATGAAGAACAAGGACTGACCAGTGATAGACAGAACTACGTAAATGATGAAAAAATATTAGATCCACACGCACCAATAAGACATCTTGCCATATCATTAAGCACTGACTGTAACCTCACCTGCATGTACTGTTCTCCCGAATGGAGTTCGTCGTGGCAAAAAGATATAGAAAAAAACGGTGATTACTTGTTAGATGGTGTCTCTGTCAAGAAAAATAATAGTTGGAGTAACCTATGGGCCAAGATGAAACAAAAATCACGTGGCATGGAGTCTAGATTCTTTGCCCAGATACTCAGGGAGATAAAACTGTCTACGGGAATTAAAAGTGTATCCATTCTAGGAGGAGAACCTTTACTCAACAACCAATTGGATCAAATGCTTGATCATGTCCATGGGAAGGAAATTACGATAACAACAGGATTGGGAGTCAGTGATTCAAGATTGACAAAAGTATTGCAAAAAACCAAAGGAATGGACGTTAGATTTGACGTATCGGGAGAATCAACAGGACGGTTATTTGAACTTATTAGACACGGTGTGACATGGAACGACTTCCAGAATAGAGTCAACATGATACGGCAAAACGGCCATCAAATTAAATTTATATCAACAATTTCTAATCTGTCAATTCTAGGCTTTGCTGATTTCTATGACAAATATCACAGTGACCATAAGATAACAATAAACAATCTCACAGGTGCCGATTGGATGATGCCACATGTCCTCGACACGAAATCAAAAATGCAGTTCATTGATAGCATGCAGTCCAAAAAAGATTTACCAGAATTTAGACGGCTACTACTCATGATAAAGACCACGCCAGATGATACACACCGAGTCAACATGGCGAATTACCTGGCTGAGTTCTCATCACGTCGTGGATTGAATCTTGACTTCTTGCCCAAGAGCTTCTTAAAGTGGATTGATATACCCGCATAGTTGACATTACCACAATTACATAGTATTATAACAGAATGATACATGCTATGATAGATCTGGAAACTTTATCTACCAATCCCAATGCCACCATACTGACAGTGGGTGGTGTGAAGTTTGATCCCTACACAAACGTAGAACCCGCACAGGGCATGTATTTCCGTGTGGATGTGGACTCACAGACCGAGATGGGCAGAGATGTGATGCAGGAAACCCTGGACTGGTGGGGACGTCAGGATTCCGAAATCATGGAAGAAGCGTTAGGAGACAACGATAGGATTTCGTTAGATGCAATGATCAAGACAATCAACAAGTGGAGTGTTGGAGTGGATGTGTTCTGGTGCCAAGGACCACTGTTTGACTATGCTATATTACAGAACCTATACACACAGTTGGGACACCCACAACCGTGGCAGTATTGGCAGATAAGAGATTCAAGGACACTATTCAGTCTTGTGCCACGTGATCCAAATGAGAAGAGGACAGGACTGCACAATGCACTCGAAGACTGCTATTTCCAGGCAAGGAAAGTACAACGAGTATTCCAGCAACTGGGTATCAAGAATGCTAGATATTAAATTACTCTACAAACAAATAGCAACAACAATTCTATTATATCTAAGGGTTGATCTGCAACTGCATTTCTTTTGGGGCATGTTCCTAACACTTTTTGCAGTGTACTGGCAACCATTAATATATCTAGGATTGATAGCAACTGTGTCAAAAGAAGCGTTAGACTTATGGAGCAAAGGTCACTGGAGTTGGGATGACATTGTGTTTGGGATTTTAGGTTGCACTGTTGGTGCTTACTTCGTGGGAATTTTATCATGAAGTGGTACAGTGTAAACGACCTCTATAAAGTCAAAGATTACAAGATCACACACAAGAAAGATCCCGTTATTAAATGGATCAGACTGCCTTGTGTCTATAAGATCAAGATTGGAAACAAAATAGTACATGTGGGTCGATCTGACACCTGCAAGAAACATGGTGGTGCAGAGAAAGTGAGAAAGGCATTGGTAAATCTATTGAATGTATTAGAATACAATCAATCCGTGCCAAAGACCAAGTACTGGGAAAAAATTAGATTGCAACACAAACCAAATTCTAGTAATATTAGGATAGGAATTATCAAAACAAATGCAATCAAAAAAATCTATCTACAAGAAACCATATGAGACCGTTAATAATGTAGATGAGAGCGTGTGGCTGGGCAATGACACACCAATCATGGAGTCAGATTTCACTTTAGTTTTCAATGACAGATATCCTTGCGTACCAGGACACAAACTTTTCATTCCCAAGGAGAACAACGCACACTTTGTGGGCAAGTCTTACGGCATGGCGTACGACTACGGAAATGAAAAGATCAAGGCAGGCGAGATAGACGGATTCAACATCGGTATGAATATAGGAATATCAGCCGGACAAACCATCATGTGGCCGCACATACACTTCATACCGAGACATAAGGGTGATGCCAAAAAGATAGGCGGAATGAGACACGCACACCCAGGTGCTAATCACAAACAGTATTACTGATGCCAAACAAAGCAAGAAGAATCAATCCCATATATGTGTCGCCGGACGGCGGGGAGACCGTGTACGAACAATTACCAAACGGTGACAGAATACTGATTGAACAATCACAGCAGGCCAAGGACGAGGAGCAGGCATACGAAGAGGCCGAAATGGTAAATGCAGAGGCAATAGCACTGAGGAGGAAATACCCAACACTGCAAAAGGCCTGGGACAAATATCTTACCGTATGGCATTTAATCAACGGGAATCAGTGATATGTACAACTGTTCCAATTGAGCCTTTACCAGCAGTGTGCGTTGCTCTAAAGCAGTCTAAAGGGGTGATTAAATAAGTTTATGACCAAGTTTGTAAGTGTAATAGGTAACGGTGAAAGCAGGAGAGGATTTGATCTGACTCCATTGAAAAACGTAACAACCATGGTTGGCTGTAATGCACTGTTCCGGGATCATAATTTAGAATATGTGGTTGCCTGTGACAGGCATATGTGTCAGGAGGCCGCAAACACATGTGGTAAAAATACCACAATCTTCACAAGAGAAAATTGGTACCAACAATTTGCGTACTGGCCCAATGTTAAGAAAGTACCTGACCTACCCTACGATGGAGACAAAAGACAGGACGATCCTTTCCACTGGGGCACTGGACAATTTGCCGCTCTAGTAGGCATGAGTTTCAAACCCAAGGCGATATTCCTAGTGGGGATGGATCTTTGGGGCATAGGTAAAGAAAACAAACCGGAAAATGTTAATAATATGTACAAGGGTTCAAAGGGCTACACTTATATAAAAAGGCCAGTTGATCCAAGATACTGGATATACCAATTTGATAAATTATTCGAACACTCCGAGTGCAGATGGATCATAGTAAACCAAGAAGGTTGGAGTATGCCAGACGAATGGAAAGAACATAAAAATGTTTTCCAAGATACCTATGAAGGTTTGGCCAAATGGATCCATAAACAGTTGACAAAAAAGTAAAATAATATAAAATTGTTGTATGATTAAACCAATGGTAGATCACCTAATGGTGCAACAACAACTTAAGGCGCCTCACAAAAGGTGGAAGCACATGGTGGGCGTGATGTGCCTAAATCTCACGTATCGTAAGCATGTTAAAATTGTCTTACCAAAATTATTTGCTAGATATCCCAACCCCGAAGCGTATCTGCGTGGCAGGTTAAAGACGCAACAGGATATGTTGAAGCCTCTGGGCATGTGGGAAGTGAGGTCAAAAAGAATAAGAAAGATGACGGAACAGTATCTCACATGGGACAGGAAAGAGGCCAGCGATTTGCATGGCATTGGCAAGTATGGTTCTGACAGTTACCAGATATTCTTTTACAATAACATTCCACCAAACGTGCAGGACAAGGAATTGAAGAAATACATTGACAATCTTGTAGGATAGTTTATAATAAGGATTATGTTTGATAAAATAAAAGATGGAGATCTCGTTACTCTTAAACTGGCTTCAGGAGAAGAAGTCATAGCAAAATTCACAGGCAAGGCCGACACGTACGTCAGTATCGAAAAGGCACTTGTACTAATGAACGGTCCTCAGGGATTGGCATTTGGTACATTTTTCTCTACTGCCAGGCAAGACCAACCGTTCAATATAGCAACGGACAAACTTGTTTCCATAGCACACATCAATGACAAGATTGCCGAGGAATACAACAGGGTGTTCTCTAAAATAGAGGTCCCAAAGAAGCCTAGCATTATAACCTAATGGCACATTTTGACAAACACTCGACAAGCATCAAGGCACTGGTTGATGTGTCTGAGTCCATGCTCAACGCCATGGAACAACACGGCATAGATCCAGAGACTGTTGCAAACAGAAATGAGTTCACTGTGTTGATACACTTTTTAAAAAGTATTATAGACGGTGAGTTAAATATACCAAACGAACTGACTGACCGCATCCGAGATGTTGCGTTCCAGTTTGACCTAGATCAAAAGATTGACAAAAAATTAAACTGATGATCGAGAGGACTACAAGACTTTCATCCCTCTATAAACACTCTGCAAGTCATCAACGCAAGGAGAAAAGATGACTTACTACTCAACTAAAACATACGGACACAACATAGGACTATCTGCGGTGTTCAGACAACCCAACGCAGATCACTCGCACTGCCACCTACTGCACGGATACAGCCTGGCATTCAAATTCACATTTGGTTGCAAGGAATTGGATGACAAGAACTGGGCAGTGGACTTTGGAGGACTCAAGCCACTAAAGAAATGGTTAGAGAACAACTTTGATCATAAACTAGTGCTTGACGAGAATGATCCACATCTTGAAAAGTTCAAAGAACTTGAAGAACTGGATCTTGCTGACATTAGGATATTCGATGGTGTGGGTGCTGAGAAGTTCGCCAAACACGCCTTCGATGCCGCTGACTCCATAATTAGATCGGCCACGAATAACAGGTGCTACGTTGTAGAGTGTGAATGCATGGAACACGGAGCCAACAGTGCCATCTACTCTAAAAGATAAAATCATAATAGATTACGACGGCAGAGAAGTCACGATCGATGTATATGAAACGCCACTGGGTAAAAGGTTCATAGAAGCATTAAGGGACAATCTCGCACAGAAGAGAATATTAGAGAAAAATTTTTGTTTTCTAGGATGGGCTAGTTCTAAGAGAGATTTAGGTTTCTTGTGTAGAGAACTTAACAAAAACATCAATCAGATAAATTCGTTCGATTTTTCTCCACCCTACGAAAGGTTAGATCCATTCGTCCCGGATGATTTCCAATATTCAGCAAATCTAAAAACAGGACTTTGTCCAGACGGCAATGAGATGGATAAACCTGGTCTGAGACTTAAACACGAAGCCTGTAATTTGTTGCACAGGTACTTTGAGGAACTGCAAGGCACTGCTTGGGCAATTTCAAAATACTACAAACAGGCCGATGCAAAAACAAAATATGCCATAAGACAACTCAACAACTTATGTCATGAGATCGAGAGCTGGGTGTTATCGCACAGGAAAAGTGTGGTTGACCCCGATTGGATCAGACCTTCACAGATCACAACCTTCCTGAACGCACCCAGGCATGATCTACATGAAGGTGACTTCGAACTGTTCAAACAGAACAGATATGACAGGGAGTTGGGTGGTGTCTACTTACACTGGTCACAGGTGGGAAAAACTTTGTTTGAAGTGTTCAGAGACGAACATGCACCTGTAATGACAGAAGCGTTGTGTTCAGAAATAAATCATCAAAAATTTTACTCGGGAGAATTTGACATAGAATGGGGCGATACCATCACAGAGACAACACACTGGTTTAAGAAACAGGAGATGGACGAATACAGACAGTGGCTTGCGGAAAACAACTACGACTGGGAGGAGCCAAGGTTATCACTGGGACACATCAAACTGGGACAAGTGGATCTTGAATCGTCTTTCCAAGACACCAAGTTCCAAAGTGTCTATGAGGGCATGAAAAATAATTTAAATATCAGTAGAATACAGATATCGGGTGATGAAAATATTGCTAACGATTTTCCTTACACACTCGAGAGCAATGATTGGAAACAGATACAGATGGAAGGATTAGACAGTGGATACAAATCATGTGGTATGCGTTAAGTGGGGTGTTAAGTACCCTTCGAAGTACGCCAATGTGCTCAACAGCATGGTCAAGAGACACACTACCGTACCGAACCAGTTCCATTGTTTGACTGATGATCCCTCAGGACTGGATCCAGAGATCAATGTGATAAAACTGCCCAATGATCCATGGATCAAGACATGGTGGAGCAAACTTTTTATGTTCGCACCAGAGATGCCCTTGAAGGGGAACATGCTGTATTTTGATCTGGACGTGGTGATATTTGATAACATCGACGTCCTGTTCACCAATCCTGGCAAGTTTAACATAATAAGAGATTTCAACAGGTGCAGGATAAAAGATTGGAAACTGAGTAACTCCAGCGTCATGCGTTGGCAGGCCGGCACCATGGATTACTTGTGGACTGAATTCCAGCAAAGGTCAGCACAGATAATGCAACAGAACCACGGAGACCAGGACTGGATAACCAAGAGGGCCGACAAAGACATCACATGGTTCCCAGACGATTGGATAAGATCATACAAGTGGGAAATGATCGGCTTCAAGGACACAAAGTTGTTGACAAAAGAAGGCAAGAAATATTTTAAAACACCGGCAAAGGTGCAACCAGGCAACAGAGTCGCGGTGTTCCATGGGTCACCTAACCCAATGGAGTGTGCTGACAAGTTCGTTGAGGACAACTGGAAATGACCTCATCATTTGGAAAGGTAAAAGTAAAAAGAAACAATCCAACGATGGATGATATCCCTGAGGACTGTGGATACATGCAACAGTTCGAATTCAACGTGGACATGAACTCAAACGGTGTGATGTCCGAATGCATAGATTGGTGCCAGGTCAACTGCGAGGGCAAGTGGGGTTGGTGGTTCGAGCCCGCTGGCAAAATTGCAAATCCCATGAACCACTGGGAGGATCAGAACGCATACATGAGTTTCGAACGCAAACGTGACGCGACCAGATTCTGGATGAGCGTGGGAATACAGAACAGTGGCAGGAAAGAGAGATAATTACTAGCATGAAATGGTTTGAAATCACAGAGGAAGCAAAGAATCAAATGGAGAAGTTGTTGGCCAAACAGCCAGACAAGTATGCTGTCAGCCTCATGGTTGAAGGTGGTGGCTGTGCAGGATTCAAGTACAAATGGGGATTCATAGACAACAAAGAAGATGTGGGTGCTGATGATCACACAGAAGACTGGCACACAGGCAAGTTTGTTGTGGATGACGCGAGTATGCTGTATGTCGCGGGTACCAAGATAGACTGGAAAGAAGAAGTGTTTGGTTCACAGTTTGAGATCACAAATCCCAACGCATCCAGCGGTTGTGGTTGCGGAGAGTCATTTGGCGTGTAATGGACACTGCTTTCATAATAGGCAACGGTGAGTCAAGAAACATATTCCCAATAGACAAATTAAAAGGACATGGCACAATATATGGATGCAACGCCATATACCGAGACCATCCTATGCTTTGTGATCATATAGTGGCAGTTAACCCTCCCATGTACGAGGAACTGGCCAAGTGGCACAACAATGGCAAGGAGTCTCCTACAATACACGGTCCACAGGACGTAAGCAAATGGAACTATATATGCGAAGGCGACCATGAACATGACATACCAGACGGCCTGAAAATTTATAGGGTATGGAGAGGAGGAGATGTCAAGAAGGGTGGCAAGATCAAGACCAATGACTTCTCCAAAGCGAGAGGTTCCGGTTGCAGTGCGGTGTTGATGGCCGCTGAGTCTGGCATAAAAAACATAGTCATAATGGCTTTCGACATCATGGGTGCTCAACAATGGGAGATGGAGACCCCGAGCAGACTACAGAACAACATCTACAAGAACAGCATTAACTATCCGGACAGGGCCAGCATGAAGGCATACCTAAAGTACGAATGGATGTACCAACTGAGACAGACATTTAAGAAATTTCCCAACAGCAATTTCTATTTCATTAACAGGAAGGAATATCTCGAAGGAAATCCATTCCTGCGTTGGTACTTCGATCAACCAAATATAAGGTGCGGCATATACGCCGACCTGCAGAGATGGATCACGGGATCACGTGATGACATCCGATGGAAACAGTTATAAGGTCTTGGTACTGCTGGCGTCCAACTGATACACTTTACGCATTTTCACACCCACGCTCTGTGCGAACTTCTTTGAGTCGCAATTATTACACACGTGTTTGAAGTCATTTGAAGCACGATCCAGATCTACCTTGCTCTTGGGCCTCATGAACGTCTCAGAGCAGGCATCACATTTGAACACATAGATGAGCTTCTTCCTGTGGTAATTGTGCATGGTACCCAGTTTGCTCTCCCTCTTGTACAACTTCATTGTTTTTAGGGTTTCTATGAACATATTATTATTTAATAAATACGAGTATCATATTATGGCAAGATTAACGATAGACACAGGAGCAGTAGGAAATCCAGCAACAGGCGATACCTTACGTACCGCTATGACCAAGGTCAACAGCAATTTCGCTGAGTTGGCGGGTGACTTACAGATGTCAGGCAACACTCTTTTGAGTGCTGACACAAACGGAAACATAATTCTAGATCCAAATGGTACAGGACAGGTACAGATAGAAGCAGACAGACTTGTGATCAAGACCACGAAAACTGCGACTGCCGTGGGAAACACAGGTGACGTGGCAGGATCTATATCTTGGGACACAACGAACTTATATGTATGCACTGGAAACTATGATGGTTCAACAGTGATATGGAAAAAAATCACACTAGCGAGTATCTAACATGGCCCAGGAAGTAATCAACATCGGAGCACAGGCTGATGATGGTACAGGTGACACAATCAGAGGAGCCGGTATCAAGATCAACAACAACTTCACTGAGTTGTACGCCACGAGCTCAGCATCATCACAGGTACACTTCATAGGCAACAATATCAGCACGACACTGACCAATTCTGACATAGTGTTGTCGGGCAATGGCACTGGAGCGGTAAAGATTTCAGATCTAACGATAGACGGCTCGATCAGGATGTCGGACAATGAGATCAGGACTAACACGTCCAACGCAGACCTAGAGCTGACGGCATCAGGGACTGGCAAGATACAGACTGCTGTGGCGGACATCAATGGTGGAGCCATAGACGGCACCGTGATTGGTGCCAGCACGCCGGCGGCGGCCACTTTCTCGACTCTGAGTTACAACAACTCCTCGATCACTATCGACGGAGTGACCGTGGAGGGCAACACGATATCTGCTAACGCATCCAACAGCGATCTGGAATTGAACGCGAGTGGTACGGGAAACGTCAATATAAACAATATCAGTTTCCCAAACGCAGGTGGATCTTCAGGTCAGGTTTTAAGGACTGACGGCAATGGACAACTGTCTTTTGTAACATCACCCATCCTGTTTGACTCAACACTATTAGACGATGGCACGGCAACCCTGTCGGGTAATTCGGCCACACAGAACATAGATTCATTCAGTGTATCAACCTATAGGAGTGCGAAATATCACATACAGATCTCAGACACAACAGCAAACAGATACAAACTGTTGGAAGCAAACGTCACACACGACGGTTCCAGTGCATACATCAGCACCACCGGTGGTACATCAAACGGTGCAGGAGACGGATCAACCATATACGATTCTCTTGATCTGTCCGTGGACGTATCTGGCGGCAACGTTAGGTTGCGAGGAACAGTAAATAACACTAACACACAGGTTGTAAAATTCGTGAGGAGAATAGTTAAAGTATAATGGCAAAGATTACACTAAATGTAGGATCAAACGCAAACGACGGCACAGGCGACACTTTACGTAGCGCCATGCAGAATGTGAACACCATGTTCACGGAACTGTATGAATCTCCGTTGTTCTCTGGTGCAATAACCGTGAGTGGCAACAACATTTCTGCCAATCGTAGCAATGATGACCTAGTGCTGGCACCCAGTGGCACAGGAACAGTGACGGCGCCAAAGATTGTGATAGATGAAAACATCTCGATCACAGACAACGAGATCACGACGACACAGTCCAACTCCGACCTAGTTCTTTCAGCATCAGGCACAGGCAGTGTGGTGATAGCAAACGCAGACATCAACGGCGGAGCAATAGATGGAACAGTGATAGGAGCCAATTCGGCCGTGGCAGGTACGTTTACAACATTGACCGTGAACAGTTCTATGGCCATAGACGGTGTGACCATTGCGGACAACACTGTCTCTACCAACGCATCAAATGCCAATCTTGAATTGTCAGGCAACGGTTCAGGCACAGTATCATTGAGTGGTTTGAAGTTCCCAACATCAGATGGAAGTTCAGGCCAATTTTTAAAGACAGATGGAAGTGGACAACTAGGTTTTGCCACTGCAAGTGCAACACTTGACCATTCAGACATCAATGACAACACAACAACAGTTGCCACATCTGCAACAACACAGATAGATTCATTTAGTTCTGCAACCTATAGGAGTGCAAAATATTTTATATCAATCGCAGATGCAACAAACAGCAGATTTGAAATGGTAGAAGCAAACGTGATACACGGTCCAAGTGCAGACAGCACAATTGAAGCATACCTCACAGTCTTTGGATCCACAACTTCTTACACTGCTCCGTTATGCACATTCACAGCAGACATAGACGATGGTAATGTTAGGCTGTTGGCAACAAACATATCAAGCGACAGCACAGTATTCAAATTCCAGAGAACACTTATAGACTTATAATAATTACATTAGGTTTATAGAATATACGATAAATATCTGCAACAAAAGGATTTATAAAACATGGCAAGACAAGCAATCAACATCGGATCAAGTGCAAACGACGGCACAGGTGATCCATTAAGAACAGCATTTGACAAGATCAATGACAACTTCGTAGAATTATACGGCAGTGACAATGACTTAAACACATTAGACGCAAACTTAGATTTGAATAACTTTGCAATCACAACTGGTGTAACAAACGGTAATATTACCTTGACACCAAATGGCACAGGAAACATAGCACTAGGATCAATCACAATCAACGGAAGTCAAATAAGTTCCAATGATTCAACACAGATCACACTAGCAGACAACATCCAGACAACAGGCACACTGAACGTAGACGGTGCCACAACACTTGGATCCACACTGGCTGTAGGAACATCTCTAGCACTGGCAACAGGCGCAACTGTCACAGGTATTGACAACGGCACGTTGGGATCAAGTGCAACACTGTTAGCCACGCAAGGTGCAATCAAGACTTACGTTGACTCACAGGTCACAGCACAAGATTTAGATCTAGCAGGTGACTCAGGTACAGGTGCAGTTGATCTAGATTCACAATCACTTACCATCGCAGGTGGAACAGGTTTAACATCAGTGGCTGGTAGCCAAACAGTCACAATGAACATTGATGCAACAGTGGCAACACTGACTGGATCACAAACATTGACAAACAAAGTTTTAACCAACCCTACAATTAACGCGGCAACCATGACTGGTGCTGTTGCAATAGATGGTGTAACCATAGATGACAACACTATCATAGCCAACGCCTCAAATGCAGATCTAGAATTAGACGGAAGTGGTTCAGGAGTGGTCAAAGTACTAGCAAACGCAACTGTTGTAGGAACGCTGACAACTGTGGACATAACAAACACAAATAATATCACAACAACACAACTGGATGCAGACGGTGTTAGATTGAAGGACAACAAAATCACAACGTTCGCCTCGAATGCCAACCTGGAACTCGCGGCCAACGGCACAGGTGCTGTTGACGTTCAGAATGCAATGACAACTGTTGGGCAAACAATCACAGGTGATGTTGCAATAACAGGTAGAGCAGATGTTGACAACTTGAGATTAGACGGAAACGTGTTATCAGCAACATCAGGTTCGATAACGATCACACCAGCAGACAACCAAAACGTAACAGTAGGTGGCACCAACACCAAACTTACTGCCGCAGAGGCCAACTTCACATTGATGGAGGCCACAACTGTGAGGACAGATACGTTATCAACTGACACTTCCAATGCTGACTTGAGCATCGGCACGCAAGGTACTGGAGTGATAGATCTTAACACGGCAACACAGACAACTGTGGGATCAGCAGGTGGTGCCAATGCAGTACCTGGACAACCAACAGGTTACATTAAGATAAAGATTGGTGGAACCCTAAGGGTTATTCCATTCTACGATCAAGCGTAGTAGTACAAACACATAGTCCTTAAACAAGACAAACATGAGAAGACGTTACAACGACCGTAATAGGCATAAGACTGCACATTCAGAGATCAAACGCTTGGAGGAGGCCATACGACGTGAGCAGGACAAAATCACACGAGAAGGCCTCCGACAGCAACTAGAACACTGGATTCGTACACAGAATAATAGCAGGTAATTGCCAATAAATACCCTTGTAAGGAGTAAAGTAATGGCAACACCAGTGTGGACAACCACGGCAGGTAAAATTGCAACCATAAACGAGCAAGTCGCATATTCTCTTCAACTAGAAGCGAATGACCCAGTCGCTATGGGTGATTCAACGGCCATCACTTACTCCGTGATAGCAGGGAGCCTACCCGCAGGAATGCAGGTCACAACAGATGGGCTCCTTACAGGTACTCCGGCTGAGGTTGCCAAAAGAACTCTTTACACCTTCGTCGTGCGAGCCACGGCCGGTACCGCTATAACAGACAGGACATTCAGCCTAGACGTGCAGGGAGCGGACACCCCGACGTTCACAACAGCATCAGGACAACTACAACTGGACGATTCGACCAACGTTGGACTGTATTGGGTGATCGACGGTGCAAGTGTGTCACTACAGATGCAGGCCACTGACACAGACACCGAGGCGGGACAGAGTCTGGTGTACGAGATTGTCAAGGGTGAACTTCCGCCAGGAATCACCATGAGTAAAACAGGATTGATATCAGGCATAATACAACTCACAGATGATCAACGTTTTGGGGAGCGTGGTGGGTACGATGATGGTAGTCCTGAGGACCAGTGGAATGGTACATACGACAGGACAATAACATCAAAAAGTATCAGCAAGAATTTCGATTTCATAGTAAGGGT